AAAGCGGCAAATGCCGCGGTGAAAACTAAATAGCCTAAGGGCCACAATCTTAAGATTCATCGCCCGTCAGATACGAGATAACAGATCTCGCGTTTGGCGGGCGATTCGCTTTTTATGCCAAACGACAACACGAACACCGGAGCAGGATCGCAGGCCGCGGGAGCCGCCGACCAAGGGGCCGAGGGCCAGGGGCAGCAACCGCAGACGTCCGACGGGACGGGACAAAACACGGGTGCGGGACAGCAACAACCGGGAGCAGGGACCCAGACCTCGCAACAATCGACTGGGGAGCAAACGAAGGAAAAGACATTCACGCAGGCGGACGTTGACCGCATCGTTTCCGAAAGGATCAAGAAGGGCGTAAAGGCCGAACTCAAAAAGATCATCGGCGAGGGTGAACCCGCAAAGATCGAGGATGTCCAGAGACAGTTGAGCGAAAGTCAGACGGAGCTGCGGACCTTTAGGGCACGCGACGAGATCCATGACTTCATCGCCGATCCGGCGAATAAGCTCGCGGTCCGGCCGGAGAACTTCCGGGCGATCGAGAAGCTTGTTCTTGCGGACCTGGAGTTCGACGACGCGGGAAAACCGTCGAACCTGGCCGCGACGGTCGAGGCGGTCAAAAAGCTCGCTCCTGCTCTGTTCTCAAATAGTCCGGGTTCGATCAATGCCGGCGAGGGGAAAGGATCTCCGGTTTCCGGCTTCGATATGAACTCAATGATTCGGCGAGCAGCCGGGAGACAGTAGAGCAATATGCCATACGACAACATTATTTCGCGTTCAGACGCGCAGGCCCTGATCCCGGAGGATGCGGCCCGCGAGATCTGGAAAAACGTACCGCAGGCCTCGGCCGCGATGTCGCTTTTCCGGCCGCGTCGGCTTAGCCGGAATCAGCAGCGAGTGCCGGTCCTCGCGACGCTTCCGCAGGCTTACTTCGTCAATGGCGATACGGGCCTGAAGCAGACGACCGAGCAGCAGTGGGCGAACAAGTTCTTCAACGTCGAGGAAGTCGCCGTGATCGTTCCGATCCCAGAGGCCGTGCTCGACGATGCCGACTATGACATCTGGGAGGAGATCCGGCCGAACATCGTCGAGGCGATCGGCCGCACGGTCGATGCCGCGATCTTTTTCGGTACCAATGCCCCGGCCTCGTGGCCGGATGCGATCGTCGCGGACGCCATCGCCGCGGGCAATGTTTACGCCCGGGGAACGAACAACGCCGCGGCCGGCGGGATCGCGGCCGATATCTCGGACATCATGTCGCTCGTCGAGACGGATGGCTATGACGTTAACGGGATCATCGCGAGCCGGACCTATAAGGGCCGCCTGCGGAACGCCCGGGGCACGGACGGCCAGCCGCTGATGGACATGCAGGGGAACGTCTACGGCATCACGCCGCAGTATCCGCTCCGCGGCATGTGGCCCACGGGGACGAACGCGGCCGAGCTGATCGTCGGCGACTATACGCAGGCCTATATGGCGATCCGGCAGGACATCACCTACAAGGTGCTGACCGAGGCGGTGATCCAGGGGCAGGACGGGGCGATCATCTATAACCTCGCCCAGCAGGATATGGTCGCACTCCGCGTCGTTTTCCGCTGTGCCTGGCAGGTGGCAAACCCGATCAACTACGATCAGCCGACCGAGGAGGATCGTTATCCCTTCGGCGTTCTCCGCTCACCGAACGCCTAATGTCGCTTACGGCAGAAGAGCAGCGGGCCTTGAACTATAACCAGAGCACGAAGCGCCGTGCCCTGGCCGTCAAGGCCCGAAAGAAAAGGCTTCGCGGGAATGAGCAGGCGGCCGCCGATCTATCGGCGAACACCGAGGCACTGACCCGCGAAGGCCTGAAAACCGGAAGGCAGAAAGACCTGATCCGCTATGACAAAAGGTTCGATTACACGCTATCGGACGACGACTAGACGGGTCGCATAGGAGAAGAAAAACATCATGGGCGAAAAGGCACCATTAGTTCAGAAGATCTCGGTCACGACGCCGAACGTCGCCGCGGGATCGACCGATTCATTCGCGATCGGCGAGGCCGCGTTTGACGGCGAGGTCACGGCGATCTCTTTCATCCCGGACGCGGCAGCAACGGGCGACAACACGAACAAGCGGACCTACACGGTCGTCAACAAGGGCCAGAACGGCTCCGGAACGACGGTCCTCGGCACGCTTGATCTGGTCACGGGAAACAACCTCGTTGCGTTCGACGAGAAGGCCTTTGTGCTTTCGGCGGTCGAGGGGGCACTCGAGGTGAACGCCGGCGACGTCCTCGCACTCGTCTCGACCCACGCGGCCTCGGGCCTCGCGGATCCGGGCGGCACCATCCAGGTGACGATCGAGCGGGCATAAGGCCCGGCGGTTTTGGCGGTGCGGGTTTCGGCCCGCACCATTTTGACGCCGGACGAGCGGGTCCGGAACGGAGAAAGAAATGGCAGCTAATCGAAAGATCCGAGAACCGGAATCGGTAAAGGTCCGGCGAATGGCAGACGGCGAAATTCGCACCATCAGCAAAAAGGCCTGGGAGTCGGTCCTGAACGGCAAAGAAGGCTTTGAACTCGAGGTCGAGCGGCCGAAGAGGCTGGCCGGCGAGAAGGAAGCTCCGGCCGCGGGCGGCGCCTCGAACGAGAAGGAAAAATAGGCACGATGGCCTTTACGGAAACCGAGAAATTGAGCATCAGCAAGATCCTCGGCATGCCGCCGACGCTGCTCGATGCTCATTTGTCGTCTCTGGGCACGGACCTTACCGAGGCACGTGAAACGGAGGTCCGGGCGGAGCTGACGAGGTGGACGACCGGCAAGGTCGGTTCACAGTTCTACTCGCTGACGCCGACGGATTCGAACCGCGGCCTAAACCTTCGGACAGATTCGGCAAAGGCGGACGTTCGCAGAAACATTCGCGTGATCCTCGAGATCCTCGGCGATGAGGGCGTAGGCGGAATGGGGACGATTCAGGTCGGGCAATAACGGGCGATGTCGACGGAGATCAACACAATTTTCAACGAGATCGTTGTCGGCGAGGTGAACTCGATCCTGACCGATATCTTCGCCCCGGACGGCGTTCGCTGCTTCCTTCTTCGCCGGGCCGGCGAGACGCAAAAATTTTCGGTGGTCCGCGAGCTCGAGGTGGGCTTTCTGGCCGAGTACGACAGCTTCCGCGGGCAGATGAGATTCAGCGTCGGTTCGGCGGAGGATCTCGATGACGATTTCGCCGCGGCGACGGATATCGCCTACGGCGTCCCGACCGAGGCCGGGCAAATGGAAGTTTACAGTCTCGGCACGGGCGACGAGCGGGACGTTGTTTCGCCCATCGACGGCCGCGGCTGGCGGGCCTTTGCGACAAAGACCCGGCACGAGCGGTTCACGGTTCCGGTGCCGGATCCCGAGCCATAGCGAATGTTTGCAGTCACACGAAAACTCGACTCAAAGATCTTCCAGGGCACGGCCCGGCGGCAGGCCTTTGCCAACTTCGTCGGCCGGCAGGCGAAGGACTTCAAGGCGGTGACCAAGCGCCGGATGATCGAGTCGAAACCGGCCGGCCGTCTGTATCCGCGAAAACGCGGGGCGGGCTTTCGGCGTTCGCACCGGGCTTCGGCCCGCGGCCAGCGTCCGGCGATCGACACCGGGAAGCTGCTCAATTCGATCCAGGACCGGCGGCTCGGCGAGTTCAAAGCCGAGGTCTTTGCCGGGGCGGAATATGCGAAGTACCTGCAGAGCGAACGGCTCGATCGGCCGATCATGGACGAACGGGATGCGGGCGAGGCACAGGCAAAATTCAACCGCGAGGCGGTCCAAATGATCCGAACGCTCACCTGAAACGGAAACGATGTCCCTTGATCGCGAAAACGAACTGCTCTGCCGAAAGGCCCTCGCGGACCTGATCGCGACGGTCCCCGAGGCCGGATACGTGGTTCCGGCTGCACGGTACTCAAGCGGGATCGAGGACTTCTGGGCCGTTGCCGACCCGAACAAGGACACGCGGAACGAGCTCGAGACGTCGCTGATCGCCGCGACGTGGATCTATCCGCTGATCTTTGCAGACGATTTCGCCTCGGGCGGGCATGACTCGCCGCTGGTCCGGTTTACTTACGAGATCTATCTTTTCCGACAGTACGGGCTCGAGCGTGAGGACGAATCGGAGACGCCGATCGTTTTCGATTCGAAGGTCCTGAAAGAGCACAACGACTTTGTCGCGGCCTGGCTCGGGATCAAAGAGGCCTTTCAACGCGAGGCGGTGATCGCCGAACTCGACCCCGCAGTATTTGCCGAGCGAAAAACGGGTCCGGTCGTGCAGGTCGAGAACATCGCAAACCAGGCGGTTTGCGAGTTCGTGCCCGGGGCCGTGGGTTATGCGGTCCGGCTGCAGGAGACGTTGAGACTCAAGTTAAGGGAGTGTTGATGATGAAGGAAAACGACAATGCGAAGGCTTTTGATGGAGCAGACGATCTGGAAGCTCCGGCCGCGAAAGTGGCTTCGGACGTTTCTGGATCTGTGGAACGAGCAGACGATCCTCCGGCGCCGGCGAAGAACATCGTCTTCGTTCGGCGGGAGCGGGTTTATCGCGACGGACAAGAGGAACATGTCCCGGCCGAGGCTCCGCGAACGATCCGCGACGGCGACCGGGTCTTCGAACTCCCGGACAGCAAGACGCAGAGGGACGGGTTCTATCATCCCGAGGCGGCCCGTCTGATTCGGGCGTTTCCCGATAGTTACAAGGCCTACACGGAAAAAGGGGCTTAATGACAGTTTCAATGGGTTATATTCCGAACATCGGATCGGGCGTAAACGACGCTGGAACGTCGTCACGCCCTGACCAAAATCTACTGATTAGGAGTAAATTTGTGGCTGACTCTACATTAACCCGTCCGTGCACGATTCCAAACTGCGGTCGCAAGCCCTTCTCACGGGGCCTTTGCTCAGGTTGCTACCAACGCCTACGCAAATCAGGCGAACTGCCTCGAAGAACCCCTTTGTACACGCTGCCGTGTTCGATATTAGGTTGCGGCAATAAACAGTCGTACCGGGGGATGTGCGAAAAGCATGTTCAACGGCTCCGAAAATACGGCGACGCAAACTTCGTCTGGAATGATCATGGGGAGGGTAACACCCCGGAACTACGCTTCTGGTCCCGTGTCAAAATAACGGCGGACCCGAATCGGTGCTGGGAGTGGAGCGGGTCAAAAACGCACCGACGGTATGGCTGGGTAAAGTGGCAAGGCAAGAACTCATCGGCCCACCGCGTCTCGTTTTTCTTGGCGAACGGACGATTCCCCATGCCGGGGAATGTTGTAAGGCACGTTTGCGATAACCCGCCATGCTGTAATCCAAACCATTTAGTTGAAGGATCGGTGATGGACAACACGCTCGACAAAATCCGCAGAGGCCGCATTAAACGTGGCTCCGCGACCCTTAAGTCACGGTTAACCGAGGCCGACATCCCGGTGATTCGCCGAAGGCTTGAGGCGGGCGACACAGTCGTCTCGATCTCCCGCGATTTCAAAGTGGCGAGAAGCACGATTCAAGCGATCAGAGACGGTCGGACGTGGACTCACGTTAAGGAGAATGAAAAAAGATGAACACGAGAAACGTACTGACAGACCGTTTTTTTGTTGTGAACAATGCCGGCAAGGTTCAATCGGCGATCGGCGTCCCGCTGGTCAACGGCGACCTGGACACTCGCGATAAATGCACGGTGACCCGGGAAGAGATCGTTACGCGTCGCGATTATCGCGACTGCCGGGACGAGGACCTGATCGAGGCGAAGATCGATTCGAGGCTCGCCCGATACACGCTCGACTACGCCGAGGTTACTCCGCAGATCATCGCACGGTGGTCGGCCATGCTCCTCGGAGCGGCCGCCTCGCCGACCGGAAGTCCCGCAAATGAGGTACAGACGCTGACCCGCTCGGGAACGGTGGACGGCGGGACGTTCACGATCGCCCTTACGCTTGAGGGTCGGACCGTGACGACGAAACCAATCGCCTGGGACGCGACGACAGCCGCGATCCAGGCGGCTCTTACGGCCGCGCGGATGCTTTTTGTTCAGCCCGGCGACGTGGTCGTGACCGGCGACTGGACGGGCGGCATCATCCTCACCTTCCCGAACACGGGCCGGCTTGGCAGGGCGAACCTTCCGCTCGTCGTCATTGACGATGCCGCGATCACGGGCGGCGGCGGGATCGACGCGGCGGAGACAACGCCCGGAGCCCAGAGGTTCCATGACTTCTCGCGATCGACGAGCCGCGTAAAGCCGCGCGTGACCTTTGCCCTCGGGTGGGACACGGACACGGATCGCGTCGAGAAATACGCCGATTACGTTGTGGAGGCCGTTAACCCGGCAACCTCGCTCGACGGCAACGTGACGCTCCAGGTGCAGCTGCTCGGGCCGTGGGAGTACGATTCGATCGAGACGGCTTTCGATATCCCGGAGTGCGTCAACATCGATCCGCTCCAGGCCCGCGATTGCCGGATCCAGATCGACGGCGAATGGCAGACGGTCGATATCAATTCGATCAACCTCTCGGCGAACGACAACGTGCCGACGGACCGGCTTTCGGCCTTCCCGTTCGACGGGATCGACGTTCAGAATCTCGAACGCGGCCGCCAGCCGGCTTACGGAGTTTCGGCCTCGATCTTCGGCTCCGAGGTCGATTCGATCTATCAGCTCGCGCAGAACGAGCGGACCGAGGATCCGGTCGATGTGAAGGTGCATTTCGGCTTTCCCGGCAATCGCTGCACGTGGAACCTGCCGAAGACGGAGATCCGCTTTCAGTCGAACCGTTGGGGAACGGCTGGCGAGGCTCAGTACGCGACGATCCAGCTTGAGGGAGTGCCGTTCAAAGACGGCTTGAACGCCCCGCTGAACGTCGAGGCATACCTCGACCAGGCGACGGCGTTTCTGGCCACTTAGCGGCCAAGGATGAGGGAACCGGGGGCCGTCAGGCGGCTCCCGGGACAATTGAGAAAAGGAGAATTTCAGTGCCAAGAACGATAAAGATCAGTGCCGGTTACCAGGAGATCAATCCGATATTCCACCTACGCCGGATAACTCAAGAAGAAGAGAGCGAGTTCTTCGCGAAACTTGCGGCGTCGGCGGATCTAAATGACCCCGCTGCGAAAGAAGCACACCATTTCGAGTGCTCTCGAGAGGCCCTGAAGTCGTGGGCTGCCGAACGGCTGACAAAAGGAATCGGCGACGGAACCGAGCCATTCTTTGGTAATTCTGACAGCGAGGCCGGTTCGCCTGCTCATGAGATCGACCGGTACCTGAATGACTGTGCAGCCCGCGGCGAGGACATTGGTCGGATCGTCCGAGCGGTTGTGAACCAGTACCTCGAACGGCTGCAGCCGGCTGTAAATTTTTGGTAGCCTTTCGGCTCGCCTGCGAGGCATGGTTTCAATTTCGGCACGCGATCGAAGCCCTTGGCCCGGAATACGATCGGTGCCCTGCTCTATGTCCAAGGGACTTGTCGAACGGAAAGCGGATCAGGTTGAGTCCGTGCGACAAATGCCCAAGGCGGCTTCGGCACACCGAATTTGAAAGAGCGACCGAAAGGCTTTGGGAGACGAATCTGAGCGGAGCAGACCGGAAAGGCATCGGCTTTCGCGAAATGGAAGAGCAGATTCACCGAACGATCGTTGCAAGCCAACTACCTGAAAGCAAGCGACCGGCCACCACGGGAGCCTTCATAACAGCGTATGAGGCCGAAAGGGCACGCTTCAAAGAGTATATTCGCCGAACCGGCGTTTCCGGCTAATCGAAGGAAACATGGCCAACGAAGTCAGAACAGTCTTTATCGCGGACATTACGCAGTTCGAGCAGGCACTTGAGCGGTTCCAACGGCGGATCGAAGAGGTTTCAAACAAGACCCGTCCGACGAACATTGAAAAGCGGTTATCGGGCCAACTGGAGCAAGGCATCGATCGAGCAATCGCCGCGGCGGCGAAGCGTGCCCGCGTCTCATACGATGAAATGGCCGCACGGGTTGCCGCAGCATCCAAGACGGCGACCGCGTCGGTTGATGATTTCGGATCCGCGATCAATAGGGCTGCCGCAAAAGCCCACGAACTCCGCCAAAACCTTAGAGACACAACGACAATCGCATCGAGAAGCGACCTGCGCGTCTGGCAAAGCTACGCCACGGGAGCGAATGCGGCCGCTGTCCAGGCCCGGAATCTGTTTGTTCGGCTAAAAGACATTCACGCTCTAGCCTCGCGAACCACGGATGCCCGCATGCTTTCGTCGCTTCGAGAACAGGCCCGCACCGTCGAAGCTCAGATCGACCGACTGGACACGAAAATGCGGCGGGTAGCTGCCGGCCGGGCAGACGCCGCGGTGCGTGCTCCTGGAAGGATAGACGGCGGAGCTCTTTTGGGCGCCGCCGGTGCTTTGGGCGTACCCGGTGCGGCTCAGGCGACCGCTGGCGTAGAGGCGGCAGCTCTGCTCGGTGTTTCTACGGCTGCTCTCGCTACGCTTGCCGCCGCAGCGGCCGCGATCGCTGCCGCGAAGGTTGGATCTGAGTACATTCGCGATCAGGCGGAAAAGCGGCTCCGGATCGAAGAAGGGATCGCGGCCGCAATGAACAAACAGGCGCTGACCACCCGCGAGATCGGTGCGAACCTCGAAAAGCAGCTGCAGATGGCCGCGAGTGACCGTCAGTTCTCGCGGTTTTTGGGGAGTAGTTCGATCAGCGACCTTGAGCGCCGATTCACGGACATCAAACGGCTTCAGGACCTTAGCCCAAACACCCAACGCGGGCCGAACGGTGAGCCCGTCGAGTCTGAGCAGTCGATCCAAAGACGAAAAGAACTCCTTGCTATTGAGGAGCAAATTGCGAAGCTCCGAGAACGTTCAACGACCTCGGCCGATCAGGCATTCGCGCAACGGTTCGAGAACTGGAAGAAGGCCCAAGCGGACGCCGCAGAAGCCGCTAAACGATTTGCTGAGTCTGTGAAAGCGGGCGAGGAGAAGGTGAAAGAACTCGGGCAGGTCTACCGCAGAACCTTCGAAGATATAGCAAGGCGGGCGAACGCTGACAATCCGTTCGTCCAGGTGTTCATGGATGCCGATGAAAGCCTGCGGCGACTTCGGGAGAACCTCCGCGGCCTCCCGAAAGAATTGCAGGACCTAGCGACTCGGGCACAGCAGGCGATCAGCTCAAGGCAGTTATTCGAAGCCCGGCTAGAAAATGCGATGCAGGTGTTCGACCTTCGAGAGGTGGTCCAGAGGTTCCGAGACGACACTCCCGATCGACGAAACTTTGCTCAGAATAGGCTTGACCGAGAGATCGAGGAATTCGAGCGTCGTCGATCGCTCGGCGTGATCATGAACGACGAAGCGCAGCAGGAATCGTTCCGCCGCCGCCAGCGCCTTATCGAACAGCGATTTCCGACCGACAGTCCTTCTGCCCGTTTAGACCGGCTTCTCGAAAGCATGGACCGTATTCGGCCGGAGGACTCCTCGCAGCAAGCGATCTTAGACATGCGCGTCGTGCGGTCGGCGTCCGCAATCGATCCGTCACAAATTCGTGGCGACCAGAGGGAAAGAATTGCGGCCGCGGCCGAACGATCCGCTGAACGGGAGGAACGCCGCTTCCGTGAGGCTCTTGACGTACAAAAGCAGATGCTGCGGTTCAGCGAGTCGATAGACGCGAACCAGAAGCGGCTCCTGGCGATCGCCGAGCGGGGCGGTATCCAAGGCGTCGAGGCGGCGATCACGATCCGTGACGAAACGGCGGCCGGGGTCGATGTTTTGCGACGCGGCTCACCGGGCGACGTGGCGGCGAGGTATGACCTAACGCAGAGAGGCCCGGGAGGACTTTCGAACTTCTAAGAGCGATGTATAACGCGGTTCAGATCGAAGATCTCTATCTCACGTCGGACGGGACGTCGGGCGGGTTGCCATGCCGGGTCGAGATAGACGGCATTGCTCGCCTCAGGCCGGCCTTTCGCCGGACGGTCGTTTTGCCAATCGAGGGGAAGCCCTTCGCTCAGCTCTTCGACAATCTCATTGGCGAGCAGCTAACGATGTCGATCTTCGTCCTCAAGGCCGATGAATACGAGGACCTGATTACGATCATCGATGCGGCCGACGCGGGCGACGGCGAGATACAAGTCCGCATTGAGGGCGAGACCGGCGATCTGGATCTCCAATGCATGCTCGAGAGTTTTTCACAGCAGGGCGAGTTCGACGAGGACCGGATACCGGCCGTCACACTCGTTTGGCGAATCGCGGCGGTCAATCCGCCACCGGAACCCTAAAGAGAATATGCCTTTTACACACTTTCTTGCGAACGAACTGATCGATTACATCCGGTCGAACTACACCTCCGTGTGGATCGGCCTTTTCACCGCGAATCCGAACAAGAACGGCGGCGGGACGGAGGTCGCGGGCGGGTCTTACGCTCGGGTCGAAATGGACACGGACGACGTTTTCCCGGCCGCGGCGAGTTCGGAGACGGAGAACGATTCAGTTGTTTCGTTTCCAACGGCTACGGCCTCGTGGGGAGCAGTCACGGCGATCGGGCTTTGGGACGCCTCGTCGGCCGGGAACCTCCTTGCCTGGCACGAGCTTCCGACACCGCGGACCGTTGGGAACGGCGATAACGTGGCTTTCCCGGTCGGGAACATCATCATCAGGAACAGCTAATGATCCAGGACCTTCAAAAGATCTTCAACGACGATCTGCGGGCGACGACGCAGCAGGGCGTCGTTCGTTTCGAGATGCCCCGGGCGGGAACGATCACAAAGGTCCGCCTGAGCGTCGGCGGGCACACCTTTGGGACCTCGTATTTCAACATCCGGCTTGCCGGCGTCGCCCTATGGTCCGGCGAGGACCGGTTGAAGCTCGTCGGTTCGGCGACGGTTGCCGTCAAGGACACGCTATCGATCCCGTGCTCGCAGTACGATGTTCTCCGGCTTGATCTTGAGCAGCGGAGTCAGGCTTTGGTAAGCGGGCCGGTGACGCTGATCGTGACCTTTGACGACGGCGTCGAGTTCCAGGAACCGCTGATGCCCGAGGAGGTCGCGGATGAGGCGGCCCGGTATGCTCTGACCGAAAAGGTGCGCGGCGATATCATCAAGCAGACCGATACCGGCGTTACTTACATCGTCATCGACCCCGAACAGCTCGACGACCCGGCCGGCTGGATGCAGATCGCCGGGGCGGGTGGTGGTAGCGGGGCGGATGTTCAAGTCTTTACGTCAGATGGAACTTGGAATAACCCGAGTCCAGCAACTCCTCGGGCCGGTCGCGTGATCATGGTCGGCGGCGGGGGTGGCGGTGGCGGAGGCCAGTTCCATACTTCGGGTTCAGGGGTCGGCGGATCTGGGGGAGGCGGCGGTGCCTACGGGGAATTTGACTTTTTAACTACGAACGTTGGCGCTACTGAAAGCGTGACGGTCGGTGCGGGCGGAACTGGTGGCACAGGACCTTCGTCCGCTGGAAATGGAGGAGCCGGTGGAGCCGGTGGAAACTCTGTATTCGGGAGTGATGTTTTTGTTGCAGGAGGCGGCGGCGGCGGTTCTTCATCTGCGGCGGGCTCGACACTTCAAGGCGGCGGTGGCGGCGGCTCTCAAATGGGAACTCAGACTGGCGCTGTCGGTCAGAACGGCGGAACCGCAACGACGATTCAGGGCGGTGGTCCTCCGTCTCCAACTGCAGGAAATAACTATGGAATTGGAGGGGCTCCTTCAACTACGAGCGGATCGTATAATGCTATCGAAGGAGGTGGGGCTGGTGGGCGAACGACTGCAGGCGGTACAGCAAGCAATGCAGGAAGGTCTCTTTACGGCGGCGGTGGAGGCGGCGGGGGTGGAAACACGAACATCGGCGGGATCGTTGCTAGCGCCGGAGCATCTGGTGGCGGCGTCGGCACTTGGGGCTCGTACACAGCTAACGTGAATCTCGGAGGAGGAGGAGCGGGAGGCTCAGGGTCAACGACAGTTTCGGCAAATCCTGGAACAGCTGGGGCTAACTCAGGAACTTTGCGAGGGTCTGAGGGCGGCGGCGGCGGCGGCGGAACGATCGCAGGCGGCTCGGACCGTAATGGCGGCGACGGCGGGGCGGGCGGCTTCCCAGGCGGAGGTGGAGGCGGTGGCGGTTCTAAAGGTCACGCGTCAGGGACTGGTAAGGCCGGCGACGGTGGAGCCGGCGGTAATGGAATCGTTGTTGTAGTCGTGTTCTAATGTCGATAATCGAATCATTTGACACCCCGTTCGTCGATCCGGTGATCTTCGAGCTGGGAACGGCCCTCGAGGCCGAATTCGAAGTGACGAAGGCCTTCGCCGCGTCCTTCTCGTCCGCCTTTGATTTTTCGGCAACCGCTGAGATCGCCCAGGCCCTCGACTCCGACTTCGGCGGCGAGTTCGAGTTCGAGGCAAACCTCTTTCTAAACAACGAGCCGAACATCCTGCTCGACGCCGATTTCGCGGCCGCGTTCGGTTTCGAAGCCGATTCGCAGCTCACCGGCGAATGGCTGGCCCTTTTCTTTGGCGGCTTTGATCTCGACGCAGAGCCGGAGATCCGCGACGCCGACCGGTCGGATTGTTCCTTCATCGTGGACGTGTTTCCTTCGGCTGCGACTCAGGAACGACGCATCCGGGCACGGCTCACGGTCGATGGCCATGTCTGCCCGATGGAGAGCTTCGTCTATTCCGAACCGGCAAACCGGCTCTCGGTGCAGCTCGATGTCGCTCTTGCAAATGTTGATGACCGGTCGCGGATCACGGAGACGGCCGCGGTGACCTTCGAGATCGGGACATGGGACGGTTCGGATTGGGTCTGGGCAACGCTGCTCGAGACCGGCCGGGTCAACAGCACCGGCTACACGCTTGCACGCGAACGCGATTCGTTTCGCTTCGTCGGGATCCCGGCCGCGAACTCCCGGCTGCTCGAAACACCAGTCCGGGATCTCGTGGTCTACGACTCGGCCAGGCAAACACTCTCGGCCGACGATTTCGAGGTGCTGCGTGACTCGGAAGGCGGCGAGTATCCAACGGAACTTGTCCCGATCGCAAACCTGAAGCTCTTTGACCTTCTCGATCTGATCTTCGTCGACCGCCTCGGGTTCCTCGATGTCAAGACGAACATTCCAAACTTCCCGATCTCGCAGGCGGAGTTCGCCCTCGGCGTCAGCTATATGCAGACGATCAACGGCATCCTCGGAATGTTCTCACCGGACATCAAAGAGGTCGGTGAGACGGTTTGGGTCCGCGATACGACAACGCAGTTTCCGGCCGGTTTTCCGGATCCGGTCGAGGTCGAACTGACGGATCTCCGCGAACTCGAGGTTGATGCCACCTTCGAACGCCTTGACGCGATCCGCATCGCGTATTCGCTGACGACTCGGCAGTATGACTACACGACGACCCGCGAGGAGGTCAACGTGGTCGAGGTCGGCGAGTTCGGCGATCCGGACCATCAAACGACGACAACAACGACGACCTACCGCGAGTTCAGGCGGTTCGCTCAGCCCTTTGTGGTCCTCGACGAGGAGATCGTCTCGATCCACGTGGTGACCGAACTCGACGTCGCCCCATTCACGATCTTCGAGTCGACCGAGACATTCAAATATGATCCGCAGGGCAATCCGAAGGAGCGCATTCGGGAAACGGAACGGTATCTGCCCGAACTCTCGAATGACGGGATTCGAACGATGCTGACGGACAGCTGGACCATCGAGGAATGGAAGTACCGGCCGCATCCGTTCGAGGCTGGCCGGAAGTACCTCCGCGAGCACTCGGTCCGCGAGCAAGCCCTGATCGCCATCGACTCTGAGAACCAGCAGCTTGGCGAGGACTATCAACGTAGCCTCTCGGAGGTTTACCGGGCCGGAAACCTTACCGAGGAGCAGACCGTGGTCTTCGGTCCGGTTCGCAGTTTTCTCGAAGAACGTCGGCCGTTGCGGGACGGCCGTGTGCGGATCCAAACGACCGAGACGGACGAGCTGGCCCGCGTCGTCACCCGCAACGATACGCGAACGACGACCGGCGATATCTCCGAAAACGGCCTCGTGAAAGAACAGCGGGAAATGCTCGTCCTTGCCGACCCACTTGCCGTCCGGACGACGCAGCGAGTCGAAGGGCTTAACTGCGGCGAACTCCCGGTCACATCGGCGATCGCACTCGCTCGCCGGATCCTGCAGAACCGACGCACGCGGCCACGGTCGGTCCGCGGAGCGACGCTCGGTATCGACCTCTCGCTCGAGCCCGGACTGCAGGTCGCGGTGAAGGCCCGCGGCGGAGAGCTGCTCGGTGTCTTTGCGATCGAGGGGCGAACGATGACCGGGAGCCGCAACGCTTTCGGAATGGAACTAGTCTGCAGGCAAACAGGATGATCTACGACCTTGACGGCAATCTCCTTGAGAACGGCTATCTGAGCCTAGTTTCCGAGGAGCAAAAGACGCTTTCGCTGCGGATCCAGTGCAGGAGCGGCTACGGCCTTCGCTCGTCGGTTCCGGCCGGCCTGACGGTCGAGGCGAAGAAGCCAGCCGATGTCTCCTGGGCGAACATCGGGACCTCTCCGATCGACCTGACGCCGGATGCAAACACCGTCCAAACCTATCAAATCCGATTCACCGCGGCGGCTACCACGAACCGGGTCCGCCGAAACCCAGTGCTTAGCGTTGAGCCACTATGACGAAGATCGATATCACGATCCGCCGGCAGCGACGCCGTGCCGCGGGAAAGCGACGCCGCGGGCCGATCGAGGACCAACCGCCGCGGGAACTACTTGCACGTCGCCGGCGACCGGTCGGGATCCGATTCTTTGATTGCGGGCAGATCCGGAGCGGCGAGAGTTTCATCGACCTTCCCTTTGCAGAGACGGGGACGATAACCGTTCAGCCGGGCGGCCGCCGTTTGCACACCTTTGGCCTCGCCGGCTACTCGGCACTCGAGGCGAAGATCTTCGAGGTCCCGCTCGGCGAGTGGCCGCAGCAGTACCGGGAGATCGACTTCGAGAACGGCCATCGGTTTCCGATCGATGTAATCTTTCAGACGCCGGGCCAGGTGATCCGCTCGGCCGCGAAGGACGGGGAACGCTATAACTTCGCCGATCAGCTCACCGACGGCGTCGGCTGGGGGCCGCGCGGCATGGAACGCCCGGATCATACCGCCTGGGACTTCTGGGGCTTTCTCGCATTTCCGAACACGTCAGACGGAGCCGGGTTCAAGGTTACGGCCGTTCGCGATTTTGACGCTCCGGGGATCCCAAACTGGACGCTGCCGGCCCGGGCGGACGTTTTTCTTTTTCCTCGAATTGCGGTGATCGGAGCCGAGGTGGAGATCTCGGGCACGCCGCCGGCATCGGAGATCTATGGCGTCGTCGCAAAGTTCAAGGCACTCAGCCGACCGGCCTTCGCCGACCGCGTCGCCTCGAATGCTTTCGAACCGTACCGAAAGTTCCTGAACTTGAACCCGTTTTTTATCGGCGCGGATGAGTTCTCATCGGCCGACCGCGGCTTCTTGCTCGACCTCGTCGTATCGGACGATTCGAAATGCTACCGTTATGAATTCCCGGCCGGGACCTTCACCGAGATCGCCGGATCCTCATTCCCGCGAGCCGCTTTAGATACGAATCCCTCGGTAGGATTCCTACATATCTCCACTACTGCGAACACAACGCCCGTTGATTTTGACGCGGAAACAAAGCCAGGATCTCTCCTTGCCGTCGTCCGCTCGGGTGGCGAGCACCGCTATATTTACAGATCTGAAAACTAAGTTAAAATAAAAAGCATGAGCGATTTCGACCCGAAATACCTGCGCGCTCCTTTTCTGTTCGGCAAGCCGAATGAAGTGGTCTCGGCGGTAGTGAATCGGTTCCATGCCCTCGGTTTCGAGCTAAGAGGAATCGGCCGGCCCGGTAAACCGCCGATGCCCTGGTACTATTTCAAGGGAGAACCGGCCTCCGAATCACAGATTCAGGCGGGCTGGGACGTTGCAAGAAACGAGGTTCTCCTTGACCGGCCCGAGTTTGCAGATCATCTCGAAGCTTAGATACTCGGACGGTTTTTCTTGGATATGATGTTTTACAAGCGGGCTTTCGTTTTCATCCTCGGCCCACTTCTTTTAGTTTGTTCAGCCGTTGACGCTCAGACGTATCGCGTTGTGGGCGTCTCGGACGGCGACACACTTACTGCTCTCGATGAATCGAAGCGGCAGGTCAAGGTCCGGCTCGCGGGAATCGACGCCCCGGAACGCGGGCAGGACTTCAGCAACCGAGCAAAGCAGAACCTTTCGCGGATGGTCTTCGGCAAGCAGATCACGCTCGAGGGTGGCAAGATCGATCGCTACGGCCGGCGGGTTGCGAAAGTTATCGTTAACGGAGTTGATGCCAACCTTGAGCAGATCAAAGCCGGGCTCGCGTGGCATTTCAAGCGATATGCGGACGAGCAGCCGCTGAAGGACCGGCGGGAATACGCGGCGGCCGAGATTGAGGCACGAAAGGCGAAGCGCGGTATTTGGTCGATCGCTTCGCCCGTCGCTCCTTGGGATTTCCGGGACGGTAAAGGAACGCCCGAGGCGGTCGAGGGGCTGATCATCGGTAATCGGCGGTCACGCGTTTATCACGCTCCCGGATGCCCGAGCTATAACCGCGTTTCACTGCAGAATCGGGTGATGTTCAAGACAGCGGCCGATGCGGAGAAGGCAGGGTATAGGAAGGCGGGAAACTGCTAGGGATTATCCAAGAGATACAGATCTCGAAATGGTGAAATCTAGTGAACCTCTTCCGATTTCGCCGAGACAGGAACCACTTCAAACATTATATTTATTTGGGAAAAATGCAGAAGAAATTGGTGGTGCCCTGTTTCTGAAAAGACCGTTAATTCAATCATAAAGTTATCAACCGGCGTGAGATTCACAAGAAAATACTCGACACCTCCAAAGTCAATTTTTAGTCGTATCCATTTCCCTGGACCGGCATTTTCCTGTAATTCTGCTTTTCTCGTTTCAATTTGCTCGACGACATCTCCAGCGAATGATCGAAGTTCCGGCTGCGGTCGAGCGAAATAAAGTTCCGGCGCTTTAGGTGGGGCGGGAAACGAGTCGAGGGTTCGCCGGTCGAAATAGCTCGAGCTTGAAAACTGTTCGGCTAAGTTTCCCGGCAAGCTCATCGTTTCTTTAGAATGCTGTTTAATAAAATTAGCAAGCGCAGGGTTCTCTCGTATTGCCGTCATCTGATTATTGATCGCGTCAAAGGCTTGTTTAACTTCCCGTAAGATAGCGCCGCCTGTTCTCTCTTCCGCATGTCGCTGCAACGCACGTACTGCGTCTAGGTATCCAGACTTTTCGAGGTTTTCCAGTTGAAGCATTAATGACCTCAATTCTTCTATGCGATCGATAACCATTTTTGGCAACATATTGGTGTCAAGCTAAACCTGTTTTCTCACGATCAAAACGTCCCAGTGAAAATATAGCGATTCTCGGCCTCGATAATCGGGTACCTTTGCTCAATTTCTTCTAAGCAGATCATCAAGAACCGACGCAATCACTGATATATTTTTGTTTACAGTCAAAAGATATGACTCCAAAAGCTCAACCTTCGCTTCGATGCCCTTGACAATCGACCCTGAATTGTAAAATTCGGTGACACCAACGACGGCTCCGCATAATGCACATTGCACAAAGTTCAGTTTGAACCGGGTTCCAGAAACGTTGGCCTCTGAGATTTCGAAAGATGTTCCTTTGCAGCTTACGCACCGGCTGATTGCCATAAATACCTCGCTGTTATTTGCCTTTGAAGTTGCTGGGTTTGAAGAAACCCAGACTGAGAAATACGCCCCGGAATCAATTACACAAACTTCGATCAACATAGACCTTCCGGCCGGACGAACCGTAGTAATAGCAGCCACCTCGAGGGCCTCGGATGTACGATCGATCGGAGGATGGAGTTCGGGCCGGGGCCGTTCGCTGCGGAGCGACATACACCGGTGGCGTCGGCTCCGGCTGTCGCGGGACCGCGATCGGCGATGAGTAAAGCGTGCTAGGATCCGCGGTCGAGATATCGAGCGGTGCATCAAGACGGATCGTGTTCCCGTGGATCCAGCCTACGTACTCGGCCGCCTGGACCAAGAACCACGAGCCGGATTGTTTAATGACCTGGACGGACGTCGCCCGGGGCAAGGTATCAACCACCTTGCCGCTCGCAGCGGGGGTTCCGCGAAGGTTCGCGTTCTCTGAGATTACTTTTGCAGACTGTGGCCAACCCGTCGCCGCAACCCACAAAAGAAAAGCAATCAAAAAAAGTACTCGCCGCATCGTCTATTGCCTCCAACTGTCGCAGATATCGAGGCTACCCCGTCCACATAATATTTTCGGCCGATTGGTGCACCTCATGGCATCATCCAATCGGTATAAAACTCGGTGAAGATGCCACATTCTCCAATTAGGCGGGATACTTCGATCATCTCGTGAAGATGATGATCATGTACTAAATTTTTCTCCGGGGGGTGATCGTGCATAAGGAGAATAAAGTTTTTCGCTCCGATACCGGCATGGCTTGGTAGCTTTCCTACCCAAGTGCCTTTCCAGTTTATCGTCGAAAGATTGTTCGCGGCCTGCCACTTGTCAATACAGAGATCCACCCATCCGTGAAGGTACCAGAATAGCGGGTGAACATGACTCGAATAAGTGTCGCCTAAAAAATCATAAGTTGGATCGTCCCAAGCCGTGGGAATCGAGTCAGGGTTGGCAGGGTCCGGGTTCGGGCGCACCGCGGCTGGCTCAGCGCACCACCGAATGTGCATATTATTGTGGATCGTAAACTCAATTAGTGCTCCCAGTTGACCAAGGGATAGTCGACGAAGATTGTCCGGGGTAAGATAATAGGTTTCCCAGATCTGCATTACGTCTGAAAGGAATTCCGGAGACTTTACTCGAATCAAACGGGCGTTAAAGTTTTCATTGCCCGAGTCCCAAGGTGGCGGAACCGGAAATTCGCTATCATTGTGATTGGGTAAAGTCTTCCAGCCGTCGATCCGCGGATAATTGGCGTCGCCAACGTCTGCTAGAACCTGATTGACCTGAAAAATCATCTGGCGATGCATATACAGAAAATCCTCTCCCGAAAAGTTATCGAGTGCCAATATGTCGCCTTCATAAAAGGCAGGTCGCGGTGGTGCCCATCCTAGGAGATCTATCGCTTCACGCACATCGTCCGGGTAAAGATGCCATGCATTCCGTACTTGGTGCCAGATGTAGTGATGCATGCGGTGGCTACGCGACGCCATAAGATCAATAACTTCTCTCGGGGGAATTTTCATTTTTTAGATCCTCGTTCGCTCACTTGTCAACTTGTCGGAAATCACGATAGAAAACGCTCTCGCTCCCGCAATCGTTAATGAGCTCATTCACATTTTGGGAAATACGGAAGCCGAGCTATTTGTCGAAACCGAATAAATTAGCCCGTTCGCTCCGCAGGTTCACGTTCACCATGGAGCGGTCACTATGCGTTGCGGGATAATAATTAGATTTCGAATCCTTGTCAAGCGAACATCTGATCCTGGCGCCAGTTAGACAACTCTGACTAGCTGTCCTCCCACCCGCTTTCCGCTGAAAGTATTCGATCAACTAACTCAATTTGCTTCGCCAGGTTGGCTCGGACCCGTTCGAGGACGATTTCCACGTCCGCGGTCTCATTTTCCTCGAACAGTTTCTTAAGAGCCACGTCTTGCTCGTCGTGGATAGAAAGTAGAAGTTTCTTAACCTCATCCATAGTTTCAGATGAGGCGGCGGCAATGGAGAATAGAACGAATCGCCGGGTCTTTCCAGCGACCCCGGCCGCCTGGCAGATTTTTGGCAGACACCACTTTCTGCCGGCTGCAAAATTTGTCCGTTTGTGTCAGTCAAACCGGACGGTCAACTCGGGCGAAATGCCCGAAAACAAAGGGTTTCTAGTGGATGATCACCCCGGAATCCTGCGTTCGCAATGCCGAGGTCAGGGGTTCGATCCCCCTCATCTCCACCAATATTTTCAACAAGTTAGCGACTGCGTCCGGGGGCGAGTCGACCGGGCTGGCAGACATGCTGGCAGAGGCTGCGGGCCGTTCTAGAGAAAGAATGGCTCGCTTTTTTATTTCCGTTCCGCGTTTGTAGCGGTGGACGGAGCGGAGGCCGGAATGGCCGAGGAGGTCGGCGACGGTCTTGTCGTCGAACCCGTTCTCGTGGAGGCGGGTCCCGAAGGTCCGGCGAAGATCGCGGATCGTGAGGACCGGGATCCCGGCCCGGATGCAGGCGAATCGGATCCCGTTCTTGATCGACTTGCACTGCCCGCCGGTGCGGTAGGAAGGGAAAAAGAGATCGCTGCCGTTGTCCAGGCGGCCGGCGAGGATCGCCCGAACGCGGCCGAGCATCGGGATCGAGACGCGGCGTTTGGTCTTGCCCTGTACGAGCCGGATCTCGTTCGCGTTCCAATCGACCTGGTCCTTGCGGAGGCCGAGGACATCATTCTGTCGGAGGCCGGTGTAGAGAACAACGGCCGCGACGTCCCGCTGCAGCGAATTACGAAAGGCGAGAAGGAAACGGTCCTCGTCCTCGTAGCGAAGGATCCGGTCCTGAACGTTATCGAAAGCCGGGACCTTCACTCGGGAAACGGGGTTATAGTCGCAGAGATCGTTCTTGACGGCCATCGAGAAAACGGCCGATATGATCTTCAGTTCCCGCTGCACCGTGGCGGGTTTTCGGGTCTTTCCGTGGATGGTGGGTTTGGCGATCCGGTGGGCCTTGAAGCGTTCGACGTCGGCCGCCTTGATCTGCCGCAGGGTCTTCCCGCGAAAGAAAGGCATCGAGTCCCGGAGAACGTGGATCGCCCGCTCGAGCGACGCCGAAGGCTGGTTGGCCTCGACGTACTCGAGATAAACGCGATCAACGAATGTCTCCCAAAGCATCTCGGATCGCTCTTCGATTCCGTTTTCAAAGAACACCTGATTTTTTAGCTTTGCTTCGAACAGCCGGGCGTCCTCTTTCGTCGCAGTTGCGGGAAGCCGGCGTTTGTAGGTCCGGCCGCGGAAATTGAACTGCACAAAGAGACGTCCGGTCTGTTTGCACTGATAGACAGACATAGATTTTCCTCCATGCCCGGTCTGACTGACGGGCGCTATTCTAGTCGAGGCCGAGGCGGTCAGCAAAGCGGCCTCTATGCGGCCGCGTTGGCCGCGGTGCCGGGCGAGTGTGATCAGCGGAGCGTTCGTCGCCGGCGACTCGGAAACAGGCCTCGACCTCGGACCGGTCGAACCGGAGAGCCCGGCCGACGCGATAGTGCGGGATATTCCGCTTTTTGATCAGCCGGCGAAAGGTCCGCGTGCAGATCCGCAGCTCGGCCGCCATTTCATCGATCGTTAGTTTTGAACTCATTTTCTGCTACTTCTTCTCGGCGCTCAAAATCTCTTTCGCTTGCTGGAGCTTCACAAATTCGTCGTGCGATCCGCCCTGGTCGGGATGCAGCTTGAATGCAGCGGCCCGATACGCACGCTCACGGATCTCGGGGAAGTTCTTGATGTCGAGAACGCCATAAGCCGGAGCGTGCCGGTGAATGAACATCACCGCCTCTTCCATCGTCATTCCGCCGCCGCCGGCAGGAAGAGCTTTGTAGCCTTCGTAGTGAGCGTTCGTCTTTCCGCCGCCGCTTACGCCGTAGCGATCGACCTTGCGGAGAGCTTCGAGGGCGTCGGCGATCGCCCGGACGTTCGCCTCATAGCTCGTGAACTGATCGCACTCGAACGACATCGGGATATAGCGTCGGTTCTTCGCGTCGTAAACATCGAACCGGACGACCACGCCGGGATGCTCGGGCTTTCGTGCTGAGCTGCGAAGCATTCCGTCGTTGCGGACGTCGTAGGCGGTATGCCCGGTCTGAATCACGCACGAGCCGTGCCGATAGCCGAGCAGTTTCATTTCGCGCTCGAGAATTGCGAGGATCTCCGCCCACGTCTTGCCGAACGGCGAAGGCTTGCGCTGGCTGTTAGGCGTCAGCTCCCGCGGGAAGCCGCCGTCCAATGGTTTGAATGTGTAACTAAGTGCCATTTCGCTCGTGTCCTCCCGATAATTGGCGAGGTTCGGTTGGGATGAACCCGGAACCGGTTCCGCCGACAATGTTCATAAATTGGATCTCGACGCGGGCCGAGTCGATGATCGTCTTCGCGATGTTCGCGACGGCGTTCGCTTGGTCG